TCATCCTGTATTTCATTCATACCCAAAAGATGACCCAGACCTAAATAGGTAGTGCCATTATAGGTTATAGGTCCAGCACTATTGGCTATGGTATACACAGTGCCATTTATGGTAAGATCCATTATTATAGCATGTATAATTGTGCTACTGGTAGTTGCAGGTATGGTATTCATCTGTTTATATTACCTTCTCAACCAAGACAAAGTCTCCTGTAAATTCACACCAATCTTTCTGAATCAATCTATAGTTAGGCAATTCACTGACTAACACTCTGATTGTAGTTGCTGTGCCCACTAATATAGGACCAGTGACCACAATATTTTCACTGCTGATTAAAGGTCTATGTACTGTGGCTGTGGTAGTTGAGCCTGAGGTTCTCAACACTGCTTCTGAAACTATATAAGGATAACGACTGTTTGTGGGTTGAATCCAATCACCTGCCTCAAATATAGTTGAAGTTGAACTAATTGTGTTGCCCGTGCGGTCACTAGCACCAATTGTGGGTAATTGACCTATAGTCACCGTGGTTGCTGTAAAATTAGTTATGGTAAGACCCGAAAGTTGTGCGTCTGTTAAATCACCAAGATAACTGGTCAAATAGTTCATTGAAGTCTTATTAGCAATATTAACAGCCTGTTCTTCGGTTCTATCCAGACTCATAATTCCTTCAAGCACTGGTCTATATGCTTCATATCTAAATCGTGCCAAGGGTGTGACTGTGATAACAAAAGGTTGTGCGGTCAATCTTTCTGCTGTCTTAATACGCTGACTACGACTTATGCTTTGACCTACTACACGTCTGCGATCAAACTCAATACTCTGAGCCGTGTTGATTATTACTTGAACGGTCATTATGCTAATCTCCTTGAGGGCTGACTGCGTCTGCCTGCTTCTGATACTGAATATATAAATTGTGGATCTCTAGCAACCAGGGCTCTAAAACTCTGTGCATCAACAGCATTAATATGATAGTTTATAGTCATTGGTGCTGCCTCGGTCATAGGTGTTATATTGGCTGGACCTGTGATTAGTTCAGGTCCCTGTTCTCCAACAATACCCATCTGCCCACTAGGTAAGTATCCGCCACGAGCAAATCCAGGAAGACCTAAAACACTGGCTCCTGCCGTAGCACCACCACCTCCGAATAGATTACGAAAGAATCCTCCAGCACCACTAGCACCCATAAAACTTAACAGCATTTTACTGGCTTGAATGCGAGCAAATTCTGCTAACATTGTAGATATTAGATCCTTAAAACTAAGTTTGCCAGTTTGAACAAATCTAACTATGGCACTTTCAAAACCACGACTAAATGTTTCGAAATATGTTTTTGCTTGATCTGCTGCGTTAAAAGCACTTTCTCTATAACGTTCAAATGCTTCATCCCAACCAGATGCCCATGTTCGACTATATTCTAATTGTTCGATTTGTATACGAGTTATTTCACCATAGGCCTCTGCTATACGATTAAGTCCGACTCTGAATCTTTCTGCATCTGCACTGCTGAGGTCTTCTAAATTAAAGCCTTCACTGAATGTTTTTGCTGCTGCTTCTGCTGCAAGTCTATTAGCACGTTGAATATCTGTGATTTGTCCTGCCAGTCCAGGTAATCTTGAGCGTTTATACTGTTCTTCTTCTAATCGACCTCTTGCTTCAAGTATAATATCACTTAGTTTGTTTTGTATATCAACCTGTCGCTGCATTTCTTGTGTGATCTGTTCAATTGTGCGTTTGCGATCTTCTTCTGCTGCTCTTTGACTTTGAACGAGGTTGATGCCATAGGTTATTTGATTATTATTTTCTTCGTGTGCCTTTGTGGCATTTTCTATAAACTTGCTGATTAGGTCAAGTTCATGTCCCATGGCAGCAACTTTCATTGTGTCATTTTCATTAACTAAGGCAGCTCTAAGTTCTGTCTGACGATCTCTGGCTTCTTTGACTTGATTAGTAAATCTTTCAAGTTCATTGCGTAATTCTGTTTGTAATTCAACTTCTTCTTCAGTTTTGCCTATCATTCTGGCCTGAAAACCAAGACGATCAAATAATTGACCAGTATAGATTTTTAATTCATCGTTTTGAACCTTATATTTTGCATTAAGTTTATCAATTTCAGGATTTAGTTGACCAATTTGTTTTCTTAGATCTTCAGTTCCTCCTATAATACCGCCTTCATCAAGACCTTTACCCAATTCCTTCATTTTTTGATCAACATCGTCAAGGTCTTTTTTAGTTGTTAAAGCAAAATAGGTTATCACACTTTGAAGAGCTGTAAACAAAGTTACAGCAGCAACAAAAAAAGGATTCTTAGAAATGAATCCCATAACAGCATTTAAAGTGAATAGTGCCTTAACAAGGGCAGCAATTCTAACAACCAAATAAGCACCTGCAATTCCTGCCAAACTATATAAGGCCGCTGCTAATATGTTTGCATTTTCAGCAAGAACATTTATTGCTTGACTTAAAATTCTACCAAGTATAACTACTAAAGGTCTTGCTTTATCTAAAACATCTGCTAGAGCGTTGGCCAACTTAGCAAGAGAACTATTCAGTCCCCCTTCTTGACCCATGGTGTCAATCATGTTATTGAAAGCATCACGCAGATTACTTGTGGCCTGACTCAGTGTCTTGGCACGCAGTTCGCTGCCACCACCAAATGCTTGACTGAGTCCCTGTTCCAGTGCTGCCAATATGATCTGAGCACCTTTGGCGCTTTGCCCTAACTTGGTGATTTCTAATCTATTAATACCTAAAACATCTTTTAGTATTGTGAATACGGGGATACCACGATCTGCTAGTCTGTTTAGATCTTCTAGTCCTAATCCGCCTGCTGTAGTTCTAGCATAAAGATCTGTTATAGCACGTAGAGCACCTACCTTGTCTGCGGCCACTGCTGAAACTTCTGCAAAGAATCGCAATTGATTGATTGTGGGGTTAAGCCCTGCTGATTTTAATTTTATAACAGTTTCAGTTAGATCATCAACTGAGAAACTTGATGTCTGTGCAAATCGTTTAATATCTGCAAATACTGCATTACCTTTTTGAATATCTTTATAAAGTATTTGTAGGGTAACACGTAGATTTTCAAAAGTAGAACTAATCTGAGTGAATTCTCTGCTGGCAAATGCAACAGCCAGTCCTGCCACCGCAGTTTTCAGTCCGTCTAGAGCACTGATTGCGCCTCTAGTATCTACATTAACCTTGTAGGTAGTATCAGCCATGTTATCTTCCTTTTAAGATTCGATCCAATCTGCGCCCAATAAAATCAAAAGTAGGTTTTGTCATTCCATCAGGTGCTTGATTACTATAGCCCTGCTCTAAACGCAGTGCATAATCATAATCTGCACGAATAGTTGTTTTATTGTCTAAGGTTGTTCGTCTTCGAGCATTGCCTGAACGAATAGGTGTATGACTGCGAAATATTTTATAAGCATCTACAGGAACTTCTGCTAGTTCTTTTTGTGCTTGACTAACATCAGGAGAAATACCATCTCTTGCTAATGTTATTGATATTTTCATCCTGCCTGCTCCTTTATTTTTAATAATTCTTCAGTAGAAACAGGCGGTATATATCCTTCCTGTCCTTTATTTTTAGTGTAATGTTCTACACTTAAACTTACATCCATCATAACCATATCAAACGTAGATGCTCTTTGTAATATTTCACTGGGCAACAAACCATAGCGTTGTCCCATTTGATCTAACATTACACATATACCGGCTTCTTTACCTTCGGGATCTATGGTCTCCCCTGTTATTTTCCCAGCGTTTCTACTACACGACTAACAACTTTTGTTAATACAGGAATAGGAATTGTAGTTTCATCGCTAAGAAAACGATTACCCTGCTCATCTAAAACAAGATCCTGTATGGTAGACATTAAACTCATAACATCATCTTCTTTAAGACTGGCAAACTTAACAAAATTACTCATAGGCTGGCGGTCCCATATCCAAAACTCAATAGGTTCACCATATTCTTTGAGAATCTCTTCGTCGTTGAGTTCGATTTTAATTAATTGAGGTTTTGCTGTTAACTGAGTCAACTTCATTGTGTAATCTCCTTATCTTTTTCTATGTTCATCTTTCGACCTTTTTATCTCTATTTTTAATTATATGTAGCACTGCTATACAAAATCTTAATCTACCTGAAATCTTATCTGCATCTGTTTGAAGACAGCGTAGTTCCGCGGTGCTCTTTGCTATTTCTGCCTCAATACTACGAAGCAGTTCCTCATCTGTATATCTTTCTAAATCCATAAATCTCGGACCTCTTGAATATTTAATTATAAAAATAAAAAAGAGGCTCTATGAGCCCCTTTTTAAGTGTAGTCTACGATTACACAGTTCCTGCAGTTATGTCTCCATCGACCGAAACCGTTATGGGACTAACCCAGACTGGTGCTGTTGGATTAACTGTTGGGGCTAGATTTGTAATGTAGCCTGAGCCACCTACATATTTTGCTCCACTTCCACGCCCATTAAAATAGACACGGAAATAGACCAGTGTAGCATCATTGGAAAGATCGAATAGACCATTTACTCCATTGCTTCCTGTGAAGAATGTTGTAGAATCTAATACGAAATTGCCAGCAATACTATTGTTTGCAGGTGTTGGAACAGTCTTGTTTGAGAACTCATCTAATTGAGTCCATTGGAAGGTTCCCACTGCATTGTTTATAGTGATATCCTGAAGTGCAGGCACTACATATCCACTGCTGGTTGTTGCGATTGAAGCAGTTGAGATCTGTAGAGTTGCTTGACTTGTAGGAGCACTGACATTAATATAAGCCATTGTGTTTTCCTTTATGTTGTTGCGACCAAACTTCTATACTCAAAGGTATAGATAATTCGGTCTTCGTCAATTTCAGTGGTCCAATCGCATTCATCATCGAATGAGACTAGACCAGTGTTACTCTTTGCTGTTTGGAGATTTGTGATTAATTGTGTGGTCTGACTGGGAGGATTTTTCGCATCCACGGCAAAATATACACGAGTAGTATAAAGATTTTCAACTACAGCATCACCACTCAATACTTCTAATAAAGGGCCTTGAGCCAATTGTGTAGCATCCGCATAAATCTTCTTCATGTTTTTGCGATACAATGGTTCCCCATTTTGAGCAAAAGGCAGTTCTTGACTGATAGTAAATTGTGTCAGTGTTGAACAGGCCTGTGTGATTGCTGTGAGTAATCCTGATCTCATTATCTAACTCTTGTTATATTTGTACGAACTGGCATTTTTTCTTGATTAGTGATAGCACCACTACCATCGAAATTATACCAATCACCTGCATCAATTAGAATACGAAACAAACTTTGATATTTCTCACGATATACACCAATCTTACGCACCTCTGCATTGTCTTGGTTAGAATAATCTGCGATATAAGGTAGCATATATTCATATAATACCTTATACACACAGAGGTCTATCCAATCCTGCGTTCTTCCTTCAAACTTATTGGCTGAAGGAACAGGCACATCTATTAGTCCCGCTGTTGAGATATCGGTTTGAGCATTATCCTGACTGATGAAGTAGGCCTGCCACCACGAGGTATTCTTTATGTCATAGAGAATATTCTGTGTAGCACGCTCACCCCATCCGTCTGCGTCATCAACTAATCCATCATTGTCGAGAATTTCATTTGCTTCGAATATGCGAATGTCTCTGTTTTTTACATCAGTAAATTCGCAGAAACTTACTACATTTCCGCCTACTCTAATAAATGCCATTCCGCTACTCCTCTATTAGTCTAGATCTGTTTCTGCTGTGATCTTAACACCGTGTGTGCTCTGTAGAACAGCAGCACCCATTACAGCAACCACGCTCATGTCTGTGGCACGATTCTGTGGTAGATATAAGGTATTAAGTGTTAGTCCACCGCGTTCTGCAATACCAATAGCAGTAGGTGCAAACACACCGTTGATATAGGCATCACTGGTGGGGTCACCTGTAGCACCTGTGACTAATGGTGATTCTACCACAGTAACTCCACCAACATTGCCAATTACACCACTTAATAGGAAATTATTACCAGCAGCACTGAGAGCAGGAACACTGCTTATACCACCACTATATGGTGTGACTGTGGTTAATTGCTTCTTAAGATAATAGGCACAACCTGGATGAACCACTGCGTAATATGGACCCATTACCTTGGCCTGACGCAGAGTAGCAGCAGCCTTCATAATAAGTTCAACAGTTAATTCAGTTGTGGTTGAACCAATGTCTGAACTAAAGTTGCTGAATGCACTAAATGCTGTGGTGTCAAAACTTTCACCAATAGCACGACCTGAAACTTCTGCTAACTGTGCCATAACATCACCATAGGCACTGTCTTTGAGCATGTCAGTGACCTGACTGTAGTAGACATGTTCCTGTAGTGTGATAAGAGCCTGACTTGATGTGGTATCACGTGCGGTTGCACTACCTTCATTTGTGATTACCTGGGCTGACCCCTGTCCCCAAATAGGAACCTGAGCAACCTTACCCGCATTCATAGGAATTGGAAAAACTCTCATAAGATTACGAGCAACTGATGTTTCATAAGCAGCAAATTCCGCATCAGTGACGAAGTTTGCGTAGAATTGATTGTTAATATATGCTAGATTAGCCACGGTTTATATCCTTTATAAAAAATTATTGTCCCCTTAATTCCTTATAAAGTTGTCTCTGTTTAGGATCCTTCATATTGAATTTGGAGGGGTCTATCTTTTCAGGAAGTTGACCAAAATTCGACTTACTCTGTGTAGTTGATGGACCTGCTGCTCGGAAATGATTATTTGTGTCTAAAAATTCCTTGACCAAATCTTGAACTCCGAAAGGTTGTCCTGCTTCTGTGTAGCGTGTAGTTCCCTTGTCATCGAGAACTTCAACTTCGCCACTGTCATTAACACGAACATAAGGTTTTAACAACTGTTTGACCTGCGTTGGATTGACTGCACCTAACTGTGCGGCCTGATCTACCAATGGCATGTCAACAGTGTAATTTCTAATGATCTCATCCCTCTTGCGTATTTCTTGATCTTTGCGTTCTGCTAATTCTTGAATAATTTTATCGAACTCCCCACGCTTCTTGGCTTCTTCAGTCTTTCTACGCTCGGCGTCCTGTTTTAAGGTTCGCAGTTCATCAAGATCACCTAACTCATTCATAATTCGTTCATATTTCTTTGACATTGATGACTTCATCCTTGCCATATGATCATCGAATTCTTTTTGAGTATATGTTCTTTCTGCCTGATTGGTTAAGGACTCATCAGTGGTGTCCATATCGCCTATGTTTTTATCGCTCATAGTAAGCATACCTTCCTTTCGAAGTTGGGCATCAAAGTGCCGATTGATTATTTATTGAAATCAGTTTTTTTGCCCGTTTTTTACGCTGTTCTTCAAGGTATTTTCTATTCTGTTGAATCAAACATTGAACTGGTGTGCTATAATCTCTATGTCTTGGATCACTCCAAAACCATTCATTCTCAGCATCAAGTCTATCATAGTCTCTGGCCAATTTTTTTAACACTCGAAGATTTAGGTCTGTTATATATATTCTGGCCAATAGGGGCTGATCAAGAGTGATCCTATATCCTCTAAATTCCTGTATATCAATATGGCCTTTGGTATATAGACCTAGACTCCAAGGACATACAGTGTGTATGCTTTGGAAGTATTCAGACCAATCAACGTCGACCGGGTTGCTTTTTCTTCTTTCCACGATTTCCGGGCATGTAAATTCTCCTAATAAAATATACTTACCTTGGCATTGGCAGTGGCAGTAGCGTTTAATACATTTACACGCTGACCCATACCAATAGCAATTCTTGGTGTTACAACTCCTGCAGGTATGTACGCTGTGCTGGTAGTAGCAGTAGGACTATCTCCTATGGCTATGTGACAGCCAACCTGACTCATTATTTGTATGTTCAAACTCTGAATGGCGGTGCTACTTGAACTGGCGTTAGCACCTAAGGTTAATACCTGTGATTTATTTGTGCTTAAAATTGTCATATTATTTGCTCTTTTTAGTAAAACGATACTTCTGACTTTTTGGTGCTGCTTCTCTTGCTATTGATAATGCTATGGCAACAGCCTGCTTCTGCGGCATACCTTTCTTAATTTCTGTTTTTATATTTTTAGCGATAGTTTTTTCGCCATAACCTCTGCGTAAGGCCATTATTCTTTCTCCTGTTCTAAAATATTACGGGCCCATACTAGACCAGCGGGACCTCCCCACATAAGATAGGCCTGTGTTCCGGGTGTGTTAGAACCTGGCCTGTAATATACTCGTGCTCTTGACAAAAAACTAAAAGTTCTCTTAACTATGTCAAGACTGACAGATTCTCTATTCACAAACTGATGAGCACGAGCAAGTCCTATAACAGTGCCACCTTGATTACTTGGTGGACTTGATTCACGCATTTTCAATCCTCTACGGGCTGCTGCTGCCATTGCTAGTGTAGGCTTATACATTAATCTTCTTCGTGAATATAGCCCTGCTCCATATAGGCTATGTGTTCTTGTTCTGTTCTTGCTATTACTTCTAGGCCTGTTTCGGGATTAACCATAGTGTGTGCTTCAAACAAAGGCTTAGGTGGGAATGTGTCGGCTTCTGTTGCCACATATTCAGGCATAATTAGGTCGCTGTCCTCACCAAGAACTTCCAATATTTCGTGATCAATAGCATAGAGCACACGAGGATCTGTGGCCGCAGATTTGGCCTTGACCAATTCATCTATTTCTCTATTTGTATCTCTAATATTGAAACTGTCAGGATATAGAATTTCTCCTTCCCAAGTCCTTCCCTGATAGATGCCGAATAAACGCCATATTGATTCTTCGGCTAATTGTAAATTATCTGCCTTTGCGGATAGTTTTGCATTTAATAACTGAAATTCTGTTTCCAAGGCCACACCACTCATTGATCTAGTCTCTGTGGTTCTGATGCCACCTGTGTTAGCAATCTTATCAATCTGTTCTTCTAGTTTTTTCACAGTTGAGTGAATACTATCAACTGCTGAACTTGAGAACTCCAATGAATATGGATTCAATCCAGGATCTGAACCTTCTTGTAAAACAATCATAGCACCAGCACCGGCTCCGACCTGTGCTGTTGGAGGAACAACCAATGTGGGATGTGTGCCCAATCTAACTGCCTGCTCATTTTCTGAAGTCATATTATAAATCATACGACAGATATCAGCAATGTCATTTATATCGCTAACACCTATACCCTTTTCTATACCGCGTTGATTATAGACCAAGACAGCGGGAATTATGCCTAATTGGTTTGGTTCTGTGGTGCGGATTTCTGCTGTACGATTAATCTGATCCAAAACCCAGGTTTCAATACGATCCGGACGCCATACCTTAACTACCTGCAGCCTATCTATAACTTCTTCTACATATTTTAAATAGACTAATTCATAGGCACCATTAGGCCTGCGCTGCCAAGTCCAATCTGAACAGACTAGGGGTGTTATAAGATTAATATAGGGACGAACATTTTCCGCTTCTTCCTGTGCTGCTGTGGTTGCGCCTATGTTAGGCTTTGTCACAATACACCATACATGTCCGAAGATAGAACTCCATCTGCTGACATCTCGCATAAAATCATCAAATGATCTGCCTTCGTAGTCGCAATCCGCTAAAAAGGCTTCAACATCCCAGGATCCTTCCCACGAGCCGAAATCTCTATCTGGTTCTTGTCTAAACAGAAAACTTGTGTAAGTATCTATAACACTGGCACAGTGATTGATATAGGGCGTGTTATATAATCTAGTCTGATATTCCGCATCATTCTCTAATTGATATCTTATGAGATGTCCTCCATCACGCCATTCTTTACCACCTATTGCTGCCTGCATGAGGAATTGCCAACGATCACGCCACTTGAGATAGAGTTGATGTGTGGTAGATAGTGCTATATAATCCTGTTGTAGGGTAAAATTACTTGATGCCATTATGTTTCCTTATCTTGTGCTTGCCAATTTGACACCCCAGGTCTTAATAGGCATGCTTACTGGTTGTGATCTTATAGGATAAAGATAATCAATCATATAACGCAGTGCGTCGTTCATATGATCAAAACCGCTGTCCTTATCTGGTATACTAGTGCCCGGTTTATAGGTCTGCTTGTCCAGACATTCCATCACATATTTACAACGTGGATCAATAAACAAGGTTGTTATGCCATTTGAACTGCGTAGTTTTGCATTAACAGCATTTATGCCATCTCTTACACTGTTATGACTGTGAGGTGCTAACACTCTAAAGTTTGCTGATCTTAAAATTGTGTGATCCGTTCTACCACCTGCTGATGTTCGACGCTGTGCTCCTGCTGGGTCAGGATAACATACTATATTATTATCGGGATATCTTGAACGAATTTCTTCCGCTAACTCATCTGTATTTGAACCGAATATTCTTATTTCATCTATAATATGAAATTCTGTAGCATTACATTGAACGCCAACTACTGCACTGACTGGATCTACGTTGAAGTCAATTCCTATGTGTATTTCTCTAGGTAATTGAGTCTTGTCATAACTTTTCATATTATATTTTCTGTCGAAAGCATAATACACACGCCCAGAAAATGTTTCGAAGGTTGCTTCGTATTCCTGTCTAAATGTTCGTACATCCAGTGTGCTTCGTGCTGCTTCTATTTCCTTTTCACTGACATTGCCACCGTCCAAGGTAGTGTATTGAAAACTTGCCCATTCATCAGGAAATTCCTGTTGTAGATTATATAAGTCATGAGCCCAGTTTAGACCTTTGGGAGTGCCAATAAAGAGAGCATGGCCTTCACGGTCTGAAAGAGTAGGTCTAAGAGTTTCATACCAAGCATCAGGATCTATGTCAGCAAATTCATCAAGGACCAGATAATCTAATCCTACCCCGCGAAGACTATCGTGATTGTCCGCACCTTTGAGACTAATGATGGATCTATTCTTAAGTTCAAGGGTTAGTTCAGTTTCATTGATCTTGCTTACCCAGCGTAGGTCTAATAATCGCTGTTTTAGTTTCTTCCAGGTAATCATTTTAGCCTGGCGGTAGGTAGGTGCCACATACCATACCGTGCGTTCGGGAATACGAGCATTGAAACATAATTGTCTTATAGACAGATGAGTCTTCCCGAATCTTCTGCCCGCTATAACGCACTTAAATCTCTGTGGTGCCGCTACTATCTCCTGTTGAGGTGGGCTTAAGGGCATTCACGATAACCTATTATGAATGAATTTACAATAGTCTGGATCTATTTCACAACCAACTGAATCAATGTTCATTTCCTTTGCCACTAATAAAGTTGTTCCTGTGCCTGCGAAAGGATCAAATATTATTTGTCCAGGTCTTGCTCCAGCAACATTGAGACAATGACGAACTAAATCTCTGGGAAATATAGCAGGGTGTTTCTTTTCACCTTTGAGTTTAAGAGATCTATTGCCACCCCAGCTTCCACAGGTCTCATAAGGTATGTGCCAGTTATTCACCGTGGGTCTCCAGTTCCTTCCTGTTCTGCGTTCATTATCTACGGCCCACTCGGGTTGATAAGGAACACTGCTGAGCTTGACATCTATATTTGTTCTACCTTTTTGAGTAAAATGAAATATCATCTCGTGCCCATTAGGTAGATAGGTTTGGCTGGAAGTAACTACCCCGTGTCCTCTAACATAACCATCAATCTCAATACATTTACTCCATACTATGCTATTCTGAATGGTCCAGGGGATTTGACTGGCAATACGATATGGCAATAAAGGATCTTTGCGTGTAGGAGCAATGTTGAGAAATAAATGTCCTGTGGGTTTCAAGATACGGCAGGTTTCATCCCATATTGATTTCTGCCAAGACAAATATTCAGTTTGGCTCATCTTATCGCCATAGGTGTTATAAGCTATGCCTATGTTATATGGAGGACTGCTCACACAGATATCTATTGATTCACCAGGTTGTGCCCTCATCCATTCCAAGCAATCTTGTTGATGTAGTTGATAGGTCATTTACTTGAGCCTCTCATGAATAAATTGACAATAGTCTGGATCTATTTCACAACCTATGCTGGCCAATCCTAATTCTTTTGCTGCTAATAGTGTTGTTCCTGCTCCAGCGAAAGGATCATAGACGATGTCACCTTTACGGGCAAATAGTTTAAGGCAACGCAGTGCCAATTCTTTTGGCATCTGTGCTGGATGAGTTTTTTGACGAGCGGGAGCAATATTCCAAATATGATCTTTAGCCCACGCAGTCTGTTCTGTCATAGAAATAAGACTTTGTTCTTTTTTTGTAGGACGATAATAATCACCCTTTGAAAATATCTGAACATATTCCGTTGAATACCAGAGATAAATCTTGCTTGGTATTCCCATAGATCCTGCGGCACCTCTATATCCGTTTATGGTATTTTTGTTCCAGATACGCTCACCATACCATAACATTTGATTTGCTTCCATACTGGTATAAATCCAATGATGATAAGGTTTTCTTTCACTATATAAAGGTTGAATGTTTATGATAAACCTACCACTATCTTTAAGTATGCGACTAGCTTCGGTGATCCAGGCTGTGGTCCAACTGCGATAGTCTGTTATGTTATCTTTGTATGTACCATAGGGCATATCAAAGTTGTAGGGAGGACTGGTTAGAATAATATCAACTGATTCCGCAGGTTGAGCCTTCATCCATTCCAAGCAATCTTGTTGATGTAGTTGGTAAAGCATCAGTCAAATAATCCACTGGCACGCAGAGGATCTGCTCGCTTAAAATGTGCTGCTATACGCCGCCTACTGATTTCACAATAGTTTGGATCCAGTTCAATGCCAGTGTAGGTATATCCCAACTCTACAGCAGCCATACCTGTTGAGCCACTACCATTAAATGGATCTAATACCCGACCGTTGGGTGGCGTCACTAACTTGATTAGATACTTCATCAACTCCACTGGCTTGACCGTTGGGTGGTTGTTGCCCACATTAGGAGTCTTTCCATTGGCTTCGCACCACTTGCGATATTCTTCTTTAAGTCCGTGTATGTAGATATTGCCAGTTTGTGGAAGCCAAATATTTTTTCCATTTATTTTAGTTTCTTTGCCTTGTTCATCAATGAAATACCCACCCATATCAGCAAGCATAGAGGCTTCAGTGGCGATTCCTCTGTTGTCAAATCCTACAGCATAACGCTCACCATTCTCATCATAGCAGCCTTTCATATCACCAAACATAGCAGGCGGCATTTCGTGACCCAAGTGTCGTTCCTTGCGGCTAACTTTGGGACAATAGAAATACTTTTGGTATTCTTCTGCTATCTCACCGATGACATTGCTGGGAAAGCGGCCCTGTTCTGAAGGTGTGTAGCCAATAAAACTATCCTCATTAGAAGTCTCACCTTCACCAAAGGTTAAACGGCTCACACCATTGCTACCACCACTACGAGTATCCTCTCCTTCAATGGGAATACGAGTAGCATCAATATTGAGTGCTCCAACGCCCCACTTTTGCACATTCTTGGCCGTGCTTAATTTGCTTGGTTTGCGTGCCATACAGATTGGTTCGTGTGCGGGTTTTAAGGCTGTGCCCCAACCTGCCCATTCATTGTCTGCTGGCTTTGCTATCTCCTTAAACGGACAAGGATCATTAGAGCATTTGTTGGCTTTTAATACTCCATTTCCTGCTCCACATACTTCGCAGGCAGTTATTTTTGGATTTCCTTGTGCTGGAGTATAGAGAGGTCCTAATCTACCTTTTGTTTTCTTTTCACTGCGTTCAATACTCTTACCAACATCCTGACTCTTGGGAAATCCCGAACTATAGATCCACATTATCTGATCACGGATCTCAAAGCCAGCCTGTTCCAAGGTTATGGCAAGGTGATGATAGGTGCGGGCTGCTGAAAAGGCTAACAAGTGTCCTCCAGGTTTTAAGACACGCAGACATTCACGATAGGTTTCTAATGAGCCAGTATTTGCGTCCCACGACTTGCCTAGAAAGTCTATGCCGTATGGTGGATCTGTGATTATACTATCTATTGAGTTATCGGGCAGGGTTTTAAGGACATGACGATTGTCCCCATTTAGGATTTGATATTTCATTCGTTTCTCCTGTAGCAAATATCATTTTAATTTTTATTCGTTATCCGTCCAGGGTAAAGGTGTGAGTGCTTCAGTGTTAATAGGATTGTCTGATTGTCCCAGATAGTTCTTACCGAGGAAAATTAACATCACAGCATTACCTGATAAGGCTAAACTTAATTGAGCACGGCGAAGGCTCTGCACTAAGTTTAATTTACCTTTTGCGATTTCTTGCTTAAAATTGTAACTAAGTGTAGAATCATCAATGCCAAACCATTCGGCAATTTCTGAATTC